CTATTAAGGACGGACGTAAAGCTAAAGGAGAAGGTAAGGACGCAGTCGGACAAGCACAAGCGGCTGTTGGGCCGTTAGAAGGTGGTAAAGCGTTTACTGATATGCCTAGCTTCGATGACGAGGACCTTTTAACACAGCAAAGACTTTTCGGCACGCCTTTAGAGCAAGCATCAGCTGAAATTAAATTTCAAGAAAAAGGTTTAAAAAAAGCCGAAGAAGATTTAGAAGGTTGGAGACAGCAAGTTAAAGAGGGACAGCAAGAAGAAGGAGCTGTTTTTGAGGAAACTCTGCAAACAAGGGTTGATATAAAGAAAACCTCATTAGAAGAAGCCAAAAATAAAGTAGAGGAACTTAAAGCTAGACAATCGTTTGAAGAAAAGCCTGAACTCCAACAGAAACTAGACGACCTCGGCGAAACCATTGAAGACTTTGATGAAGCCGTAGAAAGAACACCTGCACCATTTAAGACCTACGAAGAAGAAGCCATGATGGATATTATTCCTAAAGGGGCTGAGAAGTTAAAGAGTAGGTTAATGAAGAAGTTTCCTATAAAGGGAGCTGATCCGGAAGATGTAGCAGATGTAGAGAAGTTTATCGATGTTATGGGACAGCGTCTGTTTGGTGATGTGTCGTTATCTATAACAAATAAGATACCCGGTGACGGTCGTTATAACTTTGGTAATAATCTTCTGCAAATAAGAAAGAAAGCTATAGAGAACGGCTCCATAAAAAGAACAGCTGTTCACGAATTATGGCACAGTCTTAGTCGTTATTTACCTAAAGCAGATGTTGACGCTCTTACTAAGCAGTTTGAGAAAGAACGTGCTAAATATTTAGAAGGATTAGGGGACGTAACGAAAGCTGATCCAGCAACTGTGCAAGTGATACCCGGGGACGAGGTATTAGAAAACTTTAAAAAGGGAATATATACAGACGCTAATTATAGATTTAAAGATGTAGACGAATACTTTGCGGAGGAGATGACGGATGCTTTCTTAAAGAAGTTAGACGAGAAAGACTTAGCTCCTACAGGTACACTTAAAAGAATAGCACAAGAAGTAGCGATAATGTTTAAGGATATGTTTGCTTCATTAAAATCTAAGTTAGGTATAGACCAAAGAAAGAAGATATTTAATGACTTTATTAAACAGCGTAACGTAAAGATACAACGTCAACGTCCTCTCGATTTAGGTCGTATGTTTGCTGACTTACCAGACTTTAAGAAAGGTGCAGACGAAGTATTACAAGCTATCCCTGAGAAGTTCCGCGGGTACGCTGATGAGTTAATAAAAGGAGGTACACCTAGGCTTCCACGGTTTGCTTTAGAAACAAGCGATGACGTTGTCGTACTAAAAGATTTACTTGAGAGTTACTACAAAGAAAACCCAGACAAGATAACTGTAGAGGGTGCTGTGTTGGAACTAGACGCTGAGATCGAAAAGTCTTTGATGCTACAAGAAGGTAAAGACGCTGCTACTAAAATAGCTGAAGCACGTGTTGTACAACAAAGTATTAGAGATCAAGGTGTAGCTGTTGTTAATAACTTAGCTGAGGCAGTGAAATCATTTGAGAAAGCTGGAGGAGGAGATGTAGCTATTGCTGATATTAAGAATAACTTTCAACAACTACTTAGTATTGCTGATGTTTATAGGAAGTTAGGTAGGCAAGGAAGTTTGTTATTAGGATCAAGACGTGAAGGATTTACTCCTAGAAAAATAGGTTTAAGTGAGGCTGATTTTAAAATAGACGGGTTACGTAAAGAGTTTGCGAATGCTTCGGGCATGGACCCTAAAAAGATGGTTGATCTTATCAACGAGCACATAGACCCGACCGACCCAGTAGGTTCCCTAGAAAGATTATTTAAGACAGCTAAGAAAGCACAAGGTAAGTCAATGCTTGATATGCCTATTGAATACTGGATGAATGCTATTCTTAGCGGACCTAAAACACAAGTAGTCAATGCGATGGGTAATAGTATTACTCAAGTTATGACATCAATTGAAACTGTATTAGGAGGTGTAGCTAGTGGAAATATGGATGTCGTCAAAGCTGTGTTCGCTGCTTGGGCTAATGGTAAGATGTATTCTGAAGCCGCTAGTTTTGCTAAGAAAGCTTTCAAGCAATCAGACAACGTACTTGATCCAAACGCTCGTGCTTTTAGTGATAGACCTGACGTAGCTATCAGCGGTCAACGAGTATCGGAAGCTATGCCGGGTAAAGCTTTATCTGAACAAACGGAAAAAGGAATTGATTGGTTTGCTAATAATATTATCAGGATTCCAAGTAGGTTATTAATGACTACTGATGAGTTCTTTAAACAGTTAGCTTATCGTAGAGCAGCTCGTTTAAAAGCAGCTATGTCTGGTTTACAACAAGGAATCAGAGAACCTCAAGCATTAGCGGATCACATTAATAAAACGTTAGAAGGTGTTATTACCGAAGGTGGGCGTATGGGTTCCGAGGAAGGTTTAGCTAGAGAAGCTTATGAAATATTTAAAAGTAAATCTGAGTTTAAACCTGCTATAGACGAATTAGATGCTTTAGAAAACAAGAAAAGAAGAACTGATCTCACCGAAGCGGATTCAAAAAGACTTACCACGTTAAAAATAAAAGTAGGAAAGGATCGTAATAAATTTGTGTTAGATTATGTACAAAAGAACTTCGATGATACTAAATCTGCATTAATACAATATGCACAAGACGAAGCTAGGTATTTAACATTCACTAAAGAACTGGAACCGGGTCTAGGTAAAGGCTTACAAAACATAACTAATAACATACCAGCAGCTCGTTTAATATTACCTTTCGTTCGGACTCCTACTAATATATTGACATTTGCCTTAGAAAGAACTCCTTTAAACATCCCATTAACAAAAGAATCTTGGGAACGTTTTAAAATAGAACTAGGTAATCCAGACCCTATAATTAAAGCCCAAGCTCGTGGTAAATTAGTAACCGCAGCTTTAGTAGGTTATACATTAATGGAAGCCGTTCAAAACGGAAACGGTTCAATTACAGGAGGAGGGCCAAGCGATGAGCGTCAAAAGAAAGCATTACAAGCAGCTGGGTGGCAACCGTATAGCATTAAGATTGGTGATGAATATTTCAGTTATCAAAGATTAGACCCTATCGCTACACCTCTAGGCATCATAGCTGACATAGTAGAGACAGGGGTTACAGAATCTAAAGATTTTAATGAAAGTGAATTAGAGCACGCCACTCAAGCTTTCCTACTAGCTTTAACAAGAAATGTAACTAATAAATCTTACTTAGCTGGTATCCAAACATTTACGGATGCGTTATCTGATCCTGACCGTTTTGTTCCTAGGTTTGGTAGAAACTTCGTCTCTTCTTTTGTTCCTAATTTAATATCTCAAATGGCAGACAGTGATACACAAGCTATGAAGGAATCAAGGAGTGTAATGGACTCCGTTAAAAAGAAGTTAGGCGATAGGAACGGTTTAGATTCCAAAAGAAATGTGTTAGGTGAGGAGATAATGATGGAAGCTATGTTTGATTCTCCGTTACAGTTCTTTAACCCAATAGCGTTTTCTACTAAAAAGGATGATCCAGTACTACAGGAGATGGCGAGTTTGAATCATGCTTTTAGATTACCTCCTCCAAACTTAGGCGGTCAAATTGATATGTTAGCTTATAAAAGCGACGCTGGTCAATCTGCTTATGATAGATGGCAAGAGTTATTAAAAAGCACTAAGATAGGCGGACAAACATTAAGGCAAAAGCTTTCTAGGTTAATTAAATCAAGAGACTACAAACAGTTATCTCCTGAGTCTGAACCGGGGTTGGAGAGTCCAAGGATCACACAAATAAACAGTATCCTAACTAAGTATAGAAAGGAAGCTAGGAAGCGTATGATGCGTGAGTTTCCTGAGTTAGATAAACAATACTCAGCTTTAACATTAGCAAAAACCCGTTTTAAAACTGGCGTATCCCGTGAAGATGTACTTGCTCTTCTCTCTCAATAATTAATAATATATATCATCATGGCTATCACTTACGTAGACTATACAGCGACAGCTGGACAGACAGACTTTGCTTTTAACTTTCCGTATCTTGAAGACGAACACGTCACCGTTGAAATAAACGGAGCGAAACAACTGTCCTCTGACTTTTCCATTGTTACATCCCCTGCTACTAAAGTTGTACTTAATGTAGGAGCGACATCCGGACAGAACATTCGAGTACGTAGAAGAAGCCAACCCGACACAAACCTCGTAGACTTTGAGAATGGTTCTGTATTGACGGAAGCTGAACTTGATCGAGCATATCTACACAATCGTTACTTAGCTGAAGAGATTGGTGAGTTAAATGACGCATCTTTACAGTTAGAGCAGGGAGGTACAAATTGGGACGGTAAAAACAAACGAATTAAGAATGTATTAGACCCTCAAGACCCTCAAGACGTATCCACTAAAAACTATGTTGATACAAGGGATGATTTAAAGGTTAGTAAAACGGGCGACACTATGACGGGTGCTTTAGTTATGAGCACTAATAAAGTCACAAGTATGGGAGACCCTACAGAACTCCAAGATGCAACTACTAAGTTTTATGTGGATAATAAGATAACTAATTATTTACAAGGAACAGGGGAGACTCCCGTGAAGTATACGTTTCAAGGAAACGGAGTTGAGACTGTATTTACTTTTAGCCCCGGTATAATATTACAACCAGAGGTTATGTATGAGGTGGCTATTAATGGTTTAGTTCAAGAACCTACCACAAGCGGTGATCCCGGTGCTTATACAATAGATGCAGATGCTGATACTATAACTTTTACTTCACCACCTGCTAACTCTTCTAATATAGTCGTCGTACTTAGAGGATTCACTTCTCCTGTAGTTGGTGCTGTAGGACCACAAGGAGTACCCGGTGCAGATGGTGCAGATGGTGCAGACGGTGCAGACGGTGCAGACGGTGCTCCGGGTACTCCGGGTGCTGACGGTGCTGAC